GTACTTGGTGGTTTTTGCACCAGTGTACAATGTTGCTTCATTAGAGTAGATGCAAACACCTTTACGGCGCAACTCACTTACAGCTGCGGTTGGGTTAGCCAATTTGAACATTGACTTGATTTGCTTGGCAGTCACTGAAGCGCCAGTTTGCAGGTAAGATTCGAGTTTTGCAGTTTTAGACATATAATTTCCTCATTATAAAATACCCCAGTTTACGTCACAGAAAAAGGTGGGGTCACCCTTTCCCTATGTTTAAGTTAGTATTATAACACGTCCAGCTCGGAATGTAAACACTTTTTTTATCTTTTTTCAGTTTCTGGAGTAGTGAATCGGCCGTTCGTACATACCTCTCTCGTCTCTATAGATTGAGATGTAATGACCATACTTAGTACCGTCCTGATATGTGTAATGGGCAGTAGAGTCGTATTTGATGGGAGAATACAACGAATCCCATGTATGTAATAAGCTCTCGGCTTCAAGTGCTTCGTTTAGAGTATTAAACCAATTAGCCATTACAAACCTCCAAAACTTTGGCGGGAAAATCAATCTTGCCGTCGAACTCGAGTTGACTGCGTTCGAATTCAGTTAAATAGTCATCGGCAACAATAGACCAACCGAGGATATATTCCTCACACATAGGGTTGGAGATTTCAACTTGATCCCGAATCTTGGTCAGGATTTGGTCAACACGAGCTTCTGCCCATTCGTAGTCGGCATCAAAATCTAGACCCTTGACCACATACTCAGAACCACCCTTCATCTTCCAATAGGGATCACTAGAAGAACCATAGTTTTCCATATACTGGGTAGAGATTAGTAACTTAGACATATTAAATACTCCTTAAGCAGTCATTACAAAAGCAAAATATAAGCCAAATGGCAAGGCAATTGCTGTAAATAGAATCACTGCCGCCATGGTATCTAATAAGAATCGTTTCATTTGACACATCCTCTTTTTGGTTGGTATGTGTCTATTATACCACGTCTAGAGAGGATGTACATAATACTTTCGTATAAGATTTGTGTAATACTCAGGTATTACTTTCTACATACGATGTGATCATCGGAAAGGCCTGAGTAATCGCCTGAGCGCACGCCTGAGCGACTTGGATGTGTTCCTTTTGGGTACCATTAGATGACCGTAGTTCGATGTAATGGATCCACGATCTAATGGTACCATTGACCTGTAGTCTGGACATCATAAGTCCTTCTGGTAGTACGGCTCTGGCCTGTTCCTTGGCAATACCATTATCAATAGCCCAGCGATATGCTTCAAGAGCAGCATCACGAACCTTAATTTGTTGTGCTTCCCACATCCAGGCCAAACGTCGACCTTCATCAGTAGACATATCAACCTCTACACTATTTTGTCTATTTTTCTGATCCTGAAGTCGTGGTTCGCGAAGTACCATTTCCAAATCTTTAGTTGGATCTGCGTACCTTTGTGAGAACTCTTGAAAGGAGAACGAACGGTGTCGTAGTAACTGACGGGCAATGTCTCGGGTTGTTTCAACTTCAATACAGGCTGAGACCATTTCAAATGGGGACCAGTGCTTGTGCTTGGCCAAGTATCCGAGCAGTTTTTCAGCAGTCGCTGTATTAAATTGATTGGCCGGATTACTAACTCTGGCGCAGTATGCAATAAGGTCCTGCGCGTCATACAATCCTTGATCATATAACTCCCTCGTTGGTTTTGAAAAACTAATTAGTGTTGCTTTCATTTCTTTAAACTTTCCTCAAATTCTTCTATTGATCTTTTAAGTGATGATATAAACCCCAACTCAATTAGATTTCTTTTTGCTTCCGGGTCGAGTAATACTCGTAATGTTGCGGGACCATTATCCGAGTCTTCAATATAGTCAATTACGTCAATCATGATCCATCGCCTTCCAGTTGTTGATAATAGTGTTTAGTGAGTGCTTTATAGGCCTCAAGAATTTTGGGCGGTAGTTCAACTTTATCAAAAATTATGGCATTATCTATGGCTATTGTTAGATCACGAGAAAGTTTAAGTTCTTTTGCCGTACCAATTTCATGTGTTTCAAAATCACTCATAATTTAAATCCTTCAAACTTTTGTCGTTTCACTGCTTGTGACTTATCATACATTGGTGTATCATCGGTCAAGGTCTGTTGAGTTTCCTCTACATCATAAAGGCGCATTTTTGAACGGTCAACGCCGATAACGAATCTTTTATGATAGGTTGGATCATTGTATCTATTCTTTAGTTGTTTGACCATCATCTGGCCTTGTTGTTCTAACTCTTCTGTTGAGATAAGAGCGAACATAAGGTCGGCAGTTGCTGGGAGTCCAAAAGACTCGGAAGTGTCTTCGAGACCGACGTCTGAGTTTCCATATCCGCTTCTTGTTGTTTGAGTTGCAGATACAACGGGTACGTCAAATTCGACAGCAAGGCCACGTATTTCTTCGGCAATTGCTTTGATGTAGTTATAGGAGTTGATGGCACCGCCCATTCCTTTCATTCGTGATGAGGAGCAAATATTCAAATAGTCAATAAAGATAATGTCTGGTACAAATTGTTTCTTGAGTTTTAACTCATTTAACAATCCACGGAAATGTCCGCAGTGTGCTGAACCAGTAGGATATTCCTTAATGATTAATTTACCAGTAGTTTGTCGAGAGATATTTGCCACCTTAGTAGTAAATATATCTTTAGACAACTTATCAATCTGGTCAATAGGAACATTAAGTAAATTTGCATCAATACGTTCAGCAATCTTCTCTTCGGACATTTCCAAGGTCAAGTAAAGCACATTCAAGTTTTGTGTCATACAAGCCGCAGCCATATGACACATGAATAATGATTTACCAACACCAGTACCAGCAAGTGCAATATTCAATGACTTACGTGGTAAACCACCCTTGGTTATCTTATTAAAATAATCCAAGTCAAATGGGATCCGTTGCTCTTCCGTGTGATAGAAATCGTATCGCTTATCAACGTTTTCAATATAGTCGTGTCCAATATTAGTATCAAAACCAACACCAAGAGCTTTAGTCAGAATATCTGGTAAAGCATTCTTAGTAAGTGATTCATGTTTACCATCAATAATGGAGATGGATTCCATAATTGCATTGTACACGGCTCGGTCTTGGCACCACTTTTCAGTAGTATCCAATAACCATTTCTCATCTACTTTCTCATCTGAAAAGAGATAGGGCAACACATCCATTGACATGTTATGTTGCTCACTAGACAATTTATCAGATTGATCTAACTCAATTTTAAAACTAGTTTCAGTTGGCAGTTTATTATACTTTGCAACGAACTTACCAGTCTCCTTAAACAGAGTCCGATAAATGCCTTCAAAGTACTCAGGTTTAATAAATGGTAACACCTTACGCATATACGCTTCATCATTGAGTATATGACGTAAGATTGTTTGTTCAAGATTAGTCTGCAACTTGGTCCTCTTTTTTATTTAATGTAACACTACCATCAGTGAGACCTACTTCAATGATTGCTTCCAATACAGCAGCAACGTGTTTTTGTAGATTAACATCCGATTCGGTTAAGTCGGTATCCGGTGTGGTTACAATTCTAAAATTAAATGTCAGTTGATCTTTAATTTCATTGAAACCGATAGCATTATATTGCACCACAGTTTCAATGTAATCACCAGTCATGAACCTAACACCCCAAGCATCTTCATTATCCTGCAAGGGTGTTAGAACATAATCAACGTTTTCCTTAAATTCACTCTGCATCTGCGCCGACATATACATCTCTCTTAATCATATAGGTACGAGCCAAGTAATCGGCAAAGTCCGTAGTATCAAACAAAGGTTTCCAGAACTCTTCGTTCAGTGTTTCCTTCTCTCGGTACTTGCCCTCCAACATCTCTCCAGTAGACTTATCAACTTTTTGATACCATCCATTGCTAGGCTTAATAACGTAACCACCAGTGAGAGCAACGTCCAACAAACCAGACCAACGCTGGACACCACCTTCCCAGGAAACTGAGATAGGAATTTTTGATTTCTCTCGGACATATCGTGATTTCTCTACGTTAATAATAAAGTGGTAACCTTGGATTTCAGTACCGACTTTATCCTGTTGACGACCCAAGATCCAAATGTTATCTGCGGAGTAGTAAATACCAGTGCCACCAGAAACAATATCCTTAGGGAATAGACCAATTTCTTTATATGTGTGGTTTACAGCAATCATAGGAATATTTTTCATATTCAGATATGGTGTACACATACGGAAGAGACCTTTCAAGGCCTTGGCACGAGACATATCTGCCACTGATTTCTCATTGATAGCATCTTCCAATTCTTTCTTAGAAGCCAAGTTACCAACAGAGTCAATCACAACGCATACCTTATCGCCACGGTTGATGCCCTCAAGCTGACCGATCAAGTCAAACTTAAGTTCTTCAACGTTAGTAATTGGAGTATGCAATACACGTGATGGGTCAATACCAAATTGTTCAAAGTAAGACTGGGGTGAACCAAACTCAGAGTCATAGAATAGAATCACTGCCTCAGGATATGCTTTCAGATAGGCGCTGGCCATAATGAGAGCAAATGACGTCTTAAAGTGTTTTGATGGACCTGCCAGAACAGTCAGACCAGGAGTCAGACCACCATCAATCTTACCAGACAGTGCAACGTTAATCATTGGCACCTCAGTGGCAACCATATCCTTCTCATTGAAGAATTTAGACTCTGATAGAATTGAAGTATGGTCTAACTTACTATTCTTTTTCAATTTATCCATAATGGACATATGATATATTCCTTATACAATATTGTAGTACGATTTGTACCATTCAACAAATTTAGCAACACCAACCTTAACCGATGTTGTTGGCTTATAACCAAGTGCCTGAAGTTTTGTAGTATCAGACCACGTAGCTTGTGTATCGGCGGGATGTTTCTCCACCATGTTCTTGATTGCCTCCTTACCAACATTCTTTTCAATTTCACTCACAAAGTCCATAAGTTGAACTTGTTCGCCGTAACCTATATTATATACTTCTTTTAGGTTCTGTGTCGTATTATTTGCTCTATTAATAACAATATTGATACCCTGGACAATATCATCGACATAAGTAAAGTCACGGATCATATCACCATAGTTAAATAAATTGATAGGTGTTTCTTCTATAATTGATTTGGTAAATGAGAACAGTGCCATGTCAGGACGACCCCAAGGACCGTAGACAGTAAAGAAACGAAGACCAATTGTTACTGGTATTTTACTTGCCATGAACTGTGCTTCATTGGTTGC